GACATCGTATTGACTTCCTGCGCGACGCCGATATGGTTCGAGTAGAAGTATGCGCGGAATTGCGCGAGTTCTTCTTCTGTCACATGCATGCCCAGATGGCTGACGCTCGGGCCGTTCTTGGTCATCCAGTTGTGGCCATCGGTGTAGTGCAGAATTTCCAGCTCCAGCGACTTGCCGGCGTCGGCGTCCGAGCCGTTGCCTGCCTGATAGTTGAACTGCAAATGCGCGTGATTTTCGCCGGGGACGCCGCGCACGACGCCTGCTGCGTGCACGTTGTCGTGGAACCACTCGGACAGGCCAAGTTCATCCAACAGCTTGCGGGCCTTGGTTGGATTGGTCGGGCAGATTGCGATTTGTTCGATTTTGAATTTCGGTGCGATGTTCATTATATTTCCTTGTTTGGGTTGTATCCTTGGATTTCCATCAACAGGTCGGCGAAATCTTCATCGCCTTCCATCCTTTGGGTGCCGTCCTTTCGGAACCAGCAGTATTTACTTCCGCGCCGGTGCATTTGCCAAGCCGTCCCGCTCCTTTCACTTGTAAGCGGGACGTATCCGTTACAGCAGCAGGCCATCGCCCTTGTATCGCGGGAGTTCATCCAGCTATCGACGCGATATTTCGTTCCGCCACAACCAGTGCACGGAGGAAGATTCTCGTACAAGTCGGGATGCTTCGGCAGGACGCGCCGAGTTTTGCACTTCTCGACGCTGCACCGTACGTGCCAACGGCTCATTACTTGCCGAATGGAATGTCGCAGCCGGACATATACTTCATGTCGCGGGAGTTGATCAGGTGAGCGATGAACTCGGCGACAGACTCGGGCGGCGTTTCCAGGCCGTGCATCAGCGCCTTCTTCTGGTACTCGGCGGCGTATTCCGGCGTCCAGCCACGGATCTTGCAGACATTCGCTTCGATCTCTTTGGACATGCCGGTGCCGGCCAGCTTGTTTGGCGAGACGCTGAAGATGGTGATGCCGTACTTCGGGGTAAGCTCGTGCGCCATCTGCTTGGTGATCATCAGCGCGGCGGCCTTCGAGGCGTTGTAGGCCAGACTGGATGTCATTGGGATATGAGCCGCGTTGCTGACGATATTGATGACGGTCCCTTTGGAGGCTTTCAGCTTCGGAAGGAGGAACTGCGTCATCGAGACGATGGAGAAAGCGTTGTTGTCCATAACCTTGCCGAAGCTGAATGGCGAAACTTCCTCGAACCATTCATTCTTGTTGATGCCGGCGCAATTGATCAAGACATCCAAATCATCGACTTGCCCGAGAAGGAATGATTTCTCAGGCTCCAGCGCGTCGTCGCCGTTCACCTTGTCGTATGAGAACACCCGATGGGCCCAGCTGCCGTCTTCGTTTTTGGCCTCTTTCAAAGCGTTCACGATTGCGCGACCCAATCCCGATGCGCCGCCCGTTACGAGAATCTTCATTGCTGCTCCTTAGTTGGATTTGATGTTGTGTTTTTCGATCAACGGCTGCAACATTGCAGCGTACACGGCAAGGTCGTGAATCGAATCTTGGTGCTTCATGCCGCTTTGCGTGAAGCGCGTAAGCTTCACAATGGCCAGCTCGAAGAGATGGTAAAAATGATGGTCTTCCGGCGTCTCCAGTTTGACGCCATTCGGAAACAGCGCGGCCATAACGCGCCCGACGACGGTTGCATTGTCCTTGTAGACGGCGTTTCGTTCACGGAAGGTTGCTGCCGCTTCGTCGAGAATGTCCGCAGCGGTCTTTTGCTTTGGCGCTGCGGACATCTCGACGGAGGAGGTAAAGCCCCCAACGCTTGCGATTGATATGGACATCACAGGCTCGGAGGTGTCAACGCTAAAGATGGTTGAATTTCCTTCCTTGTATGGAAGTTTCGTTTCTTGGCCTGCGTAATTCCTGACGCCGCTGGCATCGAGGATCTGCGCGCCGGAGATCCCGGCATCCAAGTACATCTTAACGACGTCTGGGCGGTCGTCGTATGCTGCGATGATCGTCGGCCATCCTTTGACTTGCTTAAGCATGTCGCGTTTCAACGCGACCGATCCAACGCCTTCTTCATCAACCTTTCTCATCAACAAGATGTAAGGGTGCTGCGTTAAGTCTGGAAATCTACTTTCCAGCCACCACGTCGTATTTGACCGCACCGATTCCGGTCGCGCCGTCAGAAAGGCGATGCTGCGACCGGTCGAGATGGTCCGTTGGAGGATGCCTGCGCCGGGTTGAAGTACCGAGTCGCTAGCGCACATAGAGTGGTACTCGTCGAAGCGCCCCGGCCCCTCGTCCTTGATGTACTGCAAGCGCCAATAGTCGTCTGAGATGCAGCCGTCGATGTCAAAAATTGCGATTTCCATTACATTGATACTCCATTTTTTGCGACAGGGTTTGCCTGCGCGATTTCTTCGGCGCTCCAGAACTTCAAGCGGACGTCTTTTTTCAACTGCTCCAGATCCATGCGCTGATCGTAGTGCGGGCATTGGTAGGTGTATCCTGCCCACTCGATGGAAGCATTCGCATCGACAACGCCGAATGGACCAACGACCGCGCCGCCCCAGCGAGGAAAGGCGCAAGTACCGGTCGCGGCGCAGTGCGGCTGCAACAGCGGTTCGGCCCACGGATGGATGTCCAGCACGAGGTTTCGCATCATGCGGAATACCTGTTGGTACTCGCCCTGAGTACGGGCGCAGAGGCGCGTTTTAGCGGTCTCGCTGAGAGTCCGCAAATTGAATTTGGCCTTGATCTTCGTCGCCATATTGGACGGCAGGACGGCACGGGCGTCTTGGAGTTGAACACCCGCCGCGATCAGCTGCTGATAGTGCGCGTCGGCGTCCGCGACGGCATCCCAGAAGAGGCGCTGCTGGTCCTTGTCGAGGTTTTCAGGCATAATGACCGGGTTCCCGGTCATGTCGAGAGCGCGGCTGGTTTCTTGCTGATATGCGCCGGTACGGGTGCGGACGAATTGATGGGTGAAGTTCTTGCTGACGTCTTCGATCTCGAAAACGTAGTCAACGAACTCGAATGGCGATTTGATGGTGTCAAGCATATACTGCCAGTGCGCCATCTTCTCTTCGTAATTCATTGTCGATGGATCCGCGCCGCGCATACGAGTGGATTTGGTGCCTAACAGCAATTCCCAAGCGTTCGGAGTGCTGCTTATCAGTTGGACTTTCATTATTGCCTTTCTTTTATTTCTAACGGTCGAGAGCGTATTATCGCATACGCCCTCTGTACAAAGCAACCGTTGATTGTTTTATTGATGGACTTTATTTCGTCTTATTCGTCCAGTCATTCGAGCGCTTAATCAGCGTCTCGAATCCGGCACGGGCACTTTTAGACATGGAACGATTCCACTTGTCGAAGTACTCCCGCATCTCGCCGGTCGGCGTTTTCGCGGCGGTGCTGATGATGCCGGTGCTGTAATTGGTATGGGAACGGATCACCGAGCCGAAGTTCTCATTGACGATTACGACGTCGCGCAGGCCTTTTGCAATGAGTTCGTCCAGCTCCTTCTGGTTTGTCGCGACGACCGCGCCAGGATGCTTGCTGCGGAACAGCTTGTAGCAGGCTTCCTTGACGATCTCTGGAGTGTTATAGCGGACGTACTCAACGTCTTTCACGCCTTCCTCCAGCATCGATGCGACGTGGGCGTGAAGGCCCGTTTTATTCCACATGTCTTTGGTAAGCCATTGCAGATCCCAGCCGCTGACGGTCTGACGGTCACGCTCCAAGTTAATGCAAGACGGCTTGACGTTGTAGCCGAACTTCAGGGCAGTCTCGCAGATGAACAAGCCATTAACGTAGAGTCGGCCCGGACGGTCGAGGAGAATATCGCCCTGCTCGACCCGGTGGAAATGGCCGATATCGCCTTGCATCTGGAGCGTATTCGATTCGATGGTCGAGAAGTCGCCGGATGCCAAGCCGGAAATCTCAAATGAAACGCCGCGACGGTCGAAACCGACCTCTTCCTGATGAATCACCAGAACTTCTTCGCCGAACATTTCAGAGTGCTTGAATCCTGCACGCCAGATGTATGGGCCGTTATGGACGGTGCAATCGACGCCATCGCGAGCAAGCACCAGAAGCGCGATTTTGTAGCCCTCGCCGAAACTGCCGATGGAGTCCTTATCTTCCGCTTTGCTGGTTGCGCCAAGCAGCAGAGTGCGCGGCTCCAGAAAGGCGTCAGGGCTATTAACGATGATCTTTCCATTGGCCTCGTCGGTTTGGTAGTCGAGATTACCGTGACCATAATCGATGGCGTTCTGGAGGATTTCCCGGACAGCCTCAACAGGCGTCCACTTTGCAACGTAATTGCGAGTCAGCGGCAGTTCGTAGATTTTCATTTCTCTTCTTTCTATGGTTGCGCCCGCTCTAGGCGGGCATTTGTTGAAGCTTGATTTCAGTTCTAGTTGCTACGAAGCTTTTCGAGTCTTGCCCATTTCCTCTTCGGTGATCTGGCCAGTTCGAAACTTGAATTCGAGGTCGCCACGTTCGCTAGGTTTAAATAGCGATTCGCAGGACACAAAAGCAACGATGATGCAGATTGCGCCGAAGTAGATCATGACAACCTCCTTACTCGCCGATGGCGTCGTAGACTGCGTGGCCTTCATCCGGCATCGGATCGCGGAACAGGTTCAGGATTGCGATGATAATTGCTTTCATTTTGTATTGCTCCAGGTAGTGCGCCCCGTAGGGCACGGTTGGGGTTAGGCAGCGCAAGCGATGGCAACGCGCAGGTTCGATGCCTCCTTCTGCGCGTCCAGCTTACGGTTCGCGTAGAAGCGAGCGGTTTCCATGTTCTGGGTTTTTGCTGCTTCGTCGGTCGCCATGTTGGCGCGAACAATGAAGGCGGTTTCGTTGTTCGATTCGCGTTTGATGTCGTGCTCCACCATCAGCAGCTTGCATTCCAGTTCCAGTTTCGTTGCCATGATCCATCTCCTTTAGCCAGTTGAGCGCCCTTTGCGCTGCGTCCATGTAATCATTATACGCCAATTTCTGACCTTAGCAAGAATTATTTCACAAATTCGCGAAATATTTCAGCGATTTGCCAAAACGATACTTCTCCCATAGGAGCTGGCCGTCATAAGGCGCTCGATTTGGCGCAGATCCTTGACGACGTCATCCAGCAGGATGTTGCGCCAAGTAGCGAAGCGACCGACCGAAAACACATTGAACTTGTGCGTAAGCTCGTACAAAATGGCCTCGCGCTGCTCACGCGGGATGTCAATTATTTTGCCGTAGCGCTGTTCGACCGTATCGACGAAACTTATGTCAGAAATGGAAAGTCCGAAAGCCCGCGTCACGCGTCCGATTTCCTCTGCAGGATCGTATGCCCAAGCGAAGTGCTCACGCGGCTGCGAAGTCATCGACTCAACGATGAGAAGGTCACCGGTGATGCTGGCCCTGAAGGCGCGCAAAACTGGGTCTGGGAAGTACACAGTCTGATAGACGTCTGTGTTGGGCGCGAGGCGGTAGCGGGTGACGCGGATCGGAGCGCGCTGGAAGTCGAACTTGTGCTCGTGCTTGATGCCGCAAACGGACATCATCGCAGGAAGCGGGATGGTGCTGATCTGTTGTACGAGGTGAGCGTTGCCGCCGATATCTTCTAATGGACATTCAAAGGAGATCCGGTTGCCATGCAGGTCGACCAGACGGTCGTAGAAATCGGGAGGGGCAATGTACCTTTTGGCCGTTTCGAGGTTCCAGATGGAGCGTCCGGCGATTACGCCCGCGACCTTTTGGGAATACATGTTCGCAAACGGAATATTGCACGCGGCGTGACTTTGATTGAGATAGGATATCTCCTTGCGTACGGTCACCTCCTTGAATGGAATTCCGGTCAGCTCGGAGACCGAAGAGTCGCGGAAACGAAGAAGCGCCTTGTGCTGCTCAACGCGAGGACCGGCCTCCAAGATGGGTACGTTCTTGAAGTGGCAACCTGCGATAAGGCCTGCCAGTCCTGCGCCAATAATCTGCTTCTTAGTCATTTTGAATTCCATTCTTTGAGTTCGTTAAAAAGCCCGGACATCGCCGGGCTTTGTGGACCGCGAAAGCGGCGATGTTACAGGATTGCCTTTGCCTTTTCGATCAGGCTGTTCATGACCGATTTGAACTCGGCGCTCAACTCGTGTCCGAAGTTGCTGATGGCGGTTTCGATTTCATCGACGACGCCGGTGACAGGATGCGGTTCAGGCGATTCCGTTTGGTCAACCGAACCGCCGTCGTCCAGCTCGGTATCCAGAGCGCCGCCAACATCCAGCTTGGTATCCAGCGCGCCGCCGTTTTGGTTGTCTTCAGGAGCAGGCGAACCCGGATTGGCATCTTGCGAAGTTTCGCTGCCGGCAACAGGCACAACCGGGTCGACGGTCGGGTCGGGCGCGGCACCGCTGCCGCTGGTGTCGTCTTTCTTCGGAG